TTCTTCTGAGGATATTGTCTCTAAATGATGTGATTACGTCTGATATTGTTGCCTCTTGTTTTTGAGGAGATTCAAAGAACACTTGAATGTCTGCAAGTTTTACTCTTTTGCCTCTGGTCCTCAAGTATGGCAAGATACAGTTTAGTTTGATCTGATTTGCCAATCTAACTTGTATTCTTTTGACCTTTCTGAGCAATACAGAATCCGTACTCTCTGATGCTGCTCTGGCAGTAAATCCTGCGTTGAAGAATTGTAATGGGAATTTAGAACCAGGCTCTAACAGATCTCTTTGCATATGCTCGATATATCCCTCGAATTTACTGTTGCCTGCTGTCTCTATAACCTTGACATCAAATGCTTTATCCGTAACTATCTTTGATCCTTTCTTCATCTTCTTTAGGGCATCTGCCTGAGTCTTGATAAACTGTTCTCCAGCATCCTCAAAGTGAAACATTACTGTTGGATCAGCATGACCTTGAAATATCTTTGGCATTGCATCCTCAATCTGTTTCATCTGAATTAATGGTGAATCATATACATCTCCTGTTCTTGGATCTTCATAGTCTGATAATATTGAATGGAACAGTCCTCTGGCGAATGGTTCTCTTGCAACGTTGGTGAGTTTGAAATGTATTACCTCGTTTGGTTTGAAAAATATGTCTTTATCGTTAACGTGCTGAACATATCGTTTGATATGACCTTTTGCGTTTCTTGTAATTGATTCTATGGTAGTTATTGGTATCTCAACAAACTCATCATTGGTTGGTGACTTTTCAATTATCCAATTTCCAGTTCCAAGATAGGAATGTATTCCATCTTCCAAAAATTCATCAAATCCTGACTCTTCAAGCCACTCATTTACCATATCTTGTATTTTACTGTTCTTTGCTGTTACCTTTAGCCCTTTTCCTATGATCATTTGGTTGTATGTCTCTATTGCTAGGTTCAATCTACCGTCTTTGTTAATTGCATCCAAAGTCTCTATAAATGGTCTATCTGGTGACAATTCATCTTGCCAATCACTCTGATTAACCTCACTTTTGTTACTAAAAGTCTCTAAAACCTTGATAGTTCCTGAATAAGTCTCTTTTTTACGTGATTTTTTAGGTAAAACTGCCTCTTTTGGGTACAAAACATCTCCATTTGACCTAATTATTGGCTTCATATAGAACTTTTACTCTACTTTTGATAAATAGAAGTAAAAAGGCATCAATGAAGGTATAACATAAACCTTTGCTGCTATTGCTATCGGTTGACAATAGGTATTCACAGTTCTTGCCTTAGAACAATAAACTAAACATGATAATCTGTAATAATAAGGTTTCTAATCAAAGTCTAAAAATATATCATCAGAGCCATTTACTCCAACAGCAGTTAGTCTGCTACCAGATACCTCTAATCGTAATCTAATCTTAAAAATTCCTGAAATAGTTGGTGTTTGCGATTGAAGAAACTTTACAAGGAAAGTACCATCTGAATTTAGCGTAAGAACATCATCTGATGAAAATATTGTGCCACCTGATTGATCTATAATTCTAAAAGTTCCAGAAAATCCTGATATGTCTCTTACGGTTGCAAATGATGAATCATCAAATACGGTTCCTGACAGGTCAAAGTTTGCAGAGTCAGTAAAGTCTCCTTTTGCCCAGTTCATCTGATCCATTTTAAGAAATAATACCATAATAGTTTATATACTTATCGGTATTAATAAAGTATATGTTAGCAGTACATACTCCTGCTCCGTTTGAACCTAAGAAGCCAATCCGTAACGAAACAGTAGAGGAACTAGCTGAAAACCATTGCTATGAGGTGGTTAGATGGGGTGCTTACCTAACTGACAGGGCTTGCTTAGAACAGTTACGTCAAAACAAAGATCCCAACGTCATTCTATACATTGCATTGATGAGGGGTATAACTCCAATCATGACAATAGGTCAGTTCAAATCATTTATCGTTTCATTTGCTGAAATCAAAGATAAAAAGCAAACCCGAAAAATTCCAAGTTATAAGGTCTAGCCTACTCCTGCCAGAGTTCCTGATCCCATCTTGTAGTAGTACAATGCAAGCAAAAACGCATCACCAAGATCGAAAGGATTTTGTGTCGTCTTGTTAGTACCGCCCTTGCTGTTAAATTTAATTGTCATTAGCTGTATTTTGAGTTTCTTAAAGATTGGATGTATCTCGACCTGCTGGAAATCTACAGCGTTTGCGGCATAGTTTAGCATCTTCTCTCCGTACTGATTAAAGTTGATTGACTGTACGTTCATGTGTTCCTTGTCTCTAAGGTCCCTTATGCCCTCAGGCCATGAACCGTCTACAAAGCAACGTTTGGTCTTGAACTTCATGGAGAGGTTCTTGACTTTGTTGATAATGTCAATGTAACTAGCTCTTTCAAAAGCTTCTGCATGAATAACAGATTTCTTTCCTTTTCGCTTTTGCATAATACATATCCCAAATTCCGAAGAACCGAATCCTGGATCAATTCCAATAACTCGATCATTTGTGTCGTCATTGGCTGTCCAGGTGTACTGTTCAGTACAACATAGTTCAATGCCTTCTGGAGAGAATATATCTCCGACGTTCTTTCCCCAGACTCCGAGATATTCTCTTTCATAAGATCTTGCCTTTCCTGCTTCCTCTAGGAAACGTGGTGAGAAGATTGAGCTCTTAGTTTTCGGATCTTTTTTAAGACCTGCTTCAACATAGAAATGGAATCTTTCATATATGGTCGCCTCGACTCCTTTGGAAGGTTCTTGCATAATGTCGTAAAAAAAACCACTCGGTTGCTCTCCTGCTGTAGATACCCAAATAACCCAAGAATCTGACTTTCCAATATATCTCTCTCCGACTGTTCTAACAATGCTATCATCTCGAAGTTTGAAGAAAGCGGCTTCATCTCCAAAAAAGAGACTAACTTTTGGCTTACCTCTAGCTGAATGGATGTTATTGCTCGGATAACACTTAATTCTTCCTCCGTTGACATCAAGTTCGTAAGCACCATGATCTACATAACCTAATCCTCTCTTCATTAAAAAACCTTTTGCTCTGAGTATCAAGTCCTGTGCCAGATCAACGTTAGGTCCTGTAATTACCATAGCCTCTTTTCCCACAAACCATACGTCAGTCAGACACTTCCATAGAATCCATAGCAATACAAATTCCGTAAGTCCTAGTCCAGTTGCCTTGTAAACGCAAAAGCACTTGCCAACGGTATGATCCCTTTGAGAATCAAGTCTCTCCATCTGCATCTTGTCAAGTATGTCAATCTCGTATGCGTACAGGGGATGATATATTCCATCTCTTTCTGGTCCTCCATTTGGATAGAATATGTAATGCCAAAAACAGCAATCGTTCTTTCCCGAAAGAGAATCCTTGCACCAGAATATTCCTGGAACTTCTGGTATGTCACGACTTGCTGCCTGTGCAAGTATTGCGTGAGTCTCCTTACTCGCTAGACCTTTCACTCTTGATTACCTCTGGTATTGCTCTGGCAGGTCTGAGTTTCTCTCTTTCCAACTTTAGTTTCTTTACTTGTAATGGCAATGCTGAATCCTGTAACATCTTGAACGAGTCCAGCTTGATCTCATGTCTGAACCTTGCCAACCTCAGATACAGATCCTTGTCCATGTCCTCAAGTCCTTTCTCCTTTTCATGAAACATCAAAGCCTGTATGTCAGTTACGTCATTCTCAAATCCAGTTCTTGCCCTCATAAACTCTCCGATATACGTGTCCATTGCATCCTCGGATATGTTGTCCTCCATTTCCTTTTCAATCTGTTTAATATGATAGTGTACTCCTGCTGGTGTGGTCTTGCCAAACTGTGACATCAACGCTGTGTCCTTGTTTATCTTCTCGGCTATTCCATATGCGTTCTCGCTAAAGAACATCCATTGATTGAAGATGTAATCATGAAATTCCTTTGAGAGTTCAGGTCCCCTAGTCCGAGTCATTGTACCTCTGCTCGACCTCGCATACCATACACCACTTGCTAAAACTTGGCTGGCCACATTTTTCACATTGATGTATGTCTCGTAAATAGTCCTTGCCGTTAAAGGATTTACGTAATCCGTTTATAAACTCTTTAAGCACAACATTTTTAAATACTGTCTTGCTTAATATACCTATAATGACAACACCAAGAGGAGTCAAGAGATCAATATCAGGATATTTGACTCATAACTACTGTACATATTGTTATAAATGGATAAAACACAAGCCAAAATACTGTCCTGACTGTAACAAATGTGTAAGAACCAGCAGCAA